CTCGCAAAAGCGTGGTTCTCGCTACGCTCGTCTGTTTCTTGCTCACAAGCTCGCCTCCGCTCGCGTTCGCTGAACAGCAACAGCGAACCCCCCCCTTGAACCAAAACAGGGGGCAGGAACTATTTACCCCAACACAGACCGACTTGACGTAATATGAGTCCCAGGTAATTTTGAAATTATCAGGAGGTTGTATGGATCAACAATTGATTACTGATTTGAGGGCAAGATCTAAAGTCCATGCTGGGTACGATTGGAAAATTCTCCGTCGTGCTGCGGATGCATTGGAGAGAGAGCCGTTAACGCCGGAGTCTGTTATGGCTTATTTCAAGGAGCATGACATCTCCTTACTTCCCTGGCAAACAAGGAAGTTGGTAGGTGATGTTGAGCCAAGTGAAAAGGTGCCAGCCTAATATCTGCCGCCTTACCATTCTGTATTAAATTGACACATGGCTCTTGGTTCTGGTCTGGAAGGGGGGTTCGGAATACCCATATAATTCTGTAAGCCCTTGCACTACAACAATATATTTCTGTAATATCCTATGGCTTGGAAGGGGGGTCTGGAAAGGATCTGGAAACAAAGTAACCAGTTAAATACAGAAAAGATTGTATGTGGAGGTCATATGGCTAAGCACATAAGCTGTTCAAAGTGTGGTCAGCATCAGGAACCTACGATACTGTGGCTAACGTGCGAGTATTGCGGTATAGTCTTGGAAGAGCATCCGTACTTCAGGAGTGACGATGGCGACTCTGTCCACGAAGCAGAGAAAGAAGTTGTCGGACAACGAGTTCTGCGGTCCTGGTAGAACTTATCCGGTTCCGGACATCTCTCATGCCAGGAATGCTTTGGCGAGGATAGCGCAATTTGGTACGGAAGCAGAACAGGCCAGGGTTAGAAGGTGTGTTGAGAAAAAATTTCCTTCGCTGAAAAAATAATGGCTAGTTTGCTAGATCCAATTGATATGGAAGAAACGCCAGAGGATGATCTGGCAGCAGAGATAAGACAAGATCCTCGCTACGATGCTGTTAGGCAATTCATTATTGATCGGGAAGGCTGGCAGCCTAAAGGTACATGGGACGTAAATGCGTTCAGGGCTGGCTACGGTAGTGATACGATAACACTCGAGGATGGTAGGGTTGTATCCGTAGACGAAAATATGTCCGTTACCAGAGAGGATGCTGATCGGGATATCGATAGAAGGTTGACTACGGAGTTCATGCCCAGGGCCAGAAACAGTATCAGTCCTCAAATATATGATAGCCTGGATGCGGATACGTTAGCTGTGGTTACCTCGTTAGCCTACAATTTTGGTAGGATTCCCGAGTCTGTGGTAGAGGCATTCAATACCGGCGATAAAGATGCAGTCGCAGATTCAATCGAAGGATTGACATCTAGTAATCCTGGGTTGAACAAGCGCAGGCAGATGGAAGCGGACATGGTTAGAAATTCAGCATTCATGTCTGCAGATGCACAGCCTGAAGAGGAGTGGCAGGGTGTGCCCCATGTACTCACGCAAGGTATGCGGCGTACCAGACGCAGTAGATCACCACGATCTTTACTCGCTGGTAGAATAGATCCGTTCGAGCCATCCGGACTTGGTGGGCTGCTGGGTTCGGAACAGGCATCGGAGCCTGTAAAGAGTGATGTGGCGTTATTGCCAGCTCGCGTCAAATACAGGTTGAGCTACAAAACCGTTCAGGCTGGTGATGGTGATGATTGGAGAGATATACAAATACATGATACGGTTGAGGATGCTATGCAGCATCTGTATGCCCTCAGATCTGAAATGCGACGGAAAGAAGCAACAGCTATACAATAAAAATTGAATGATTGCTAGAATACACGTTAATCAGCATCATATCAGGTATAACAAAAAAAATCCCGCAGAAACCAAACCAGTGCTGACGGTCAAGACATACAAAAGTAATAATTATACTGACGCGATTGAAATCGCAGGGCCGTCAAAGGTCGTGTACTTACCCGAACAGCCTCTTTCATGTGGAGCAAAGGTTTGGATTGAATGCGCTCACGAAGATCTTATATATGAGAAATCTTGATGAACAGGTAACAGAGTATGGCCTTGAGAATGCAATCAGAATGGAACCGGCAGAAATGTACGATAGCTGCGTTATCGGGGTTCTGGAGAGATTTGGTCAGCCGTCTGTTCTTCTTTATGATAAATCGAAAGTACTCGATACTCTGATGGGTGATGGTGCAGATTATGGAGAGGCACTCGAGTATTATGAATTTAATCAGTTGGGTGGATGGTTCGGGGACGGGACTCCTGGTTTTCTTGTGAGACTTCCAGAATAGATGGATTTTGCCACATCGATAAAAAGGTTTCGTAAAGATCCCAAGCTATTCGTGCAGACGATCCTGAATGCGGAACCGGATGAGTGGCAGTCAAAGGTCATGCAGGCGGTCGCTAACGGTGATCGTGGTGTCAGTATCAGATCAGGGCACGGTGTAGGAAAGACGAGCTGTCTGTCATGGCTCGCCCTATGGTGGATCGCGGTGCATTACAATGCGAAGGTGGTCATCACCGCACCTACCTCCGCACAGCTACACGATGCTCTGCTACCTGAAGCCAAGTCCTGGCTCAAGCAGGCACCTGAAGGTTTTCGTGAAATGTTTAATGTACGGGCAGACAGGATCGAACTTCTGGCTGATCCCGAAAGAAATTTTATATCGGCTAGAACATCCAGAGCTGAAAAGCCGGATGCTCTGCAGGGTGTCCACGCAGAACACGTTCTCCTGATAGCAGACGAAGCCAGTGGAGTACCGGAACAGGTGTACGAAGCAGCCGGTGGTTCCATGTCGGCACATCATGCTTCGATGGTATTAGCTGGTAACCCTGTTCGCTCGAGTGGCTACTTCTACGATACGTTCCACAAGTTGGAAGAACGGTGGACTGTGTTTCATGTGTCGTGTGAAACAACGCCACGGGTGTCAGGTGAGTATATTGAAGAATGCAAACTGAGGTATGGTCCGGAGTCTAATACATACCGTGTGCGTGTTCTCGGAGAATTTCCTAAAGGTGATGACGATACGGTCATAAGTATGGAATTAGCGGAAAGTGCAGTTACACGCGATGTGTTTCCAACAAAATTCGGTACGGTCGTGTGGGGCGTCGATGTAGCCAGATTCGGTTCTGATGCATCTGCGCTTTGTAAGAGAAAGGGGAATTCCGTTACTGAATCCGTAAGATTGTGGCGTGGCCTGGATACAATGCAGCTTACGGGTGCGATCAAAGCCGAGTACGATACCGTTGAAGAGAAGCCCAAAGAGATATTCGTGGACGCTATCGGGTTGGGTGCTGGTGTAGCGGATAGACTCAGGGAACTGGGATTGCCAGCTTATGCGATCAATGTCAGTGAAAGTCCTGCTATGGGTGATACCTATCTGAATCTGAGGGCAGAGTTGTGGTATAAGGCAAAAGGATGGCTTGAAGGTCGCGATGTGCGATTACCTAAAGACTCGAGATTGAAATCTGAACTTACCACACTACGATACACCTATACTTCGACGGGTAAACTGAAAATAGAATCAAAGGCGGATCTCAAGAAACGGGGAGTGGAAAGTCCGGATGCCGCAGATGCTTTTGTATTGACCTTTTCGTCAGATGCTGGTACTGCTATAGGTGGAAGATCCGGAAGGCGTTTGGGTAAGTTGAAGAGAGATTTGGTAGGAATAGTCTAGGGGGTTCGGCTGTTAACTGGCGTGGCGGCCCAACTTAAATAAACAAAATGCTCTTGTATCGTTTTGATACAGCGTTGCCCCTAGACATCCTGTCGTCAAAGAATGAGAATGTGGTTACATACCTCTATCAGCGTGGTTGAATTTGGCATATATAGACGAGGCTGAAACCGAAGCCGGGATCGGGATGACGGAGGAAGAACTGCAAACCACGGTTCGTTCCTACATCACAGACGCGATCCAGTACATAGACGACGATATCAGCCCCATTCGGGCAGAATCCACGAAGTACTACAAAGGTGATCCGTTCGGTAACGAGGTAGACGGCAGAAGCCAGGTAGTCAGTCGAGATGTGCGTGACTCCGTGCAAGCCGTGTTGCCGTCCATGATGCGTGTATTCTTCGGTTCCGAGAAAGTCGTAGAGTTTGTGCCACGTTCCGGTGAAGATATCGCGATGGCTGAACAGGCCACGGATTATCTGAACTATGTCATCCAACAGGACAACGAAGCCGTAGCTATTTTCTATAGCGTGTTCAAAGACGCGCTGATGAATAAAGGCGGTTTCATCAAATGGTGGTGGGACGATTCCATCGAAGTGCATACCCACACATTTGAGAATCTAGATGAAGGTGCGCTTGGCCTGATCTTGCAAGAGGATGGCGTAGAGGCCGTGTCCGTAGAAGCACGGCCAGCCCCAGGTATCAGCGAGCAGCAGGCGCAAATGATGCAAGCGCAGGGTATGCCTGTACCGCAAATATATGATGTAGAGATCAAGCGACAGCGCAAACGTAATCGTGTAAAGATAGAAACGATGCCGCCGGAAGAATTCCTGGTGGACGCAGCAGCTACGAGTCTCGATGACGCGATGATCGTGGGTCATAGGACGATGGCTACAGTGTCATCTCTCGTTGCTCTGGGTTACGACAGGAAAATGCTGGAAGAGCATTTGTCGGATGAAGTTGCATTTACAGGTACGGATGAATATTGGGCACGATACAATGACCGCGCATCGATGAGTCCATTGTCAGCTTACGAGCGTAGGCGTGTATTGTACGTCGAAGCGTGGTGCTATATCGATTATGACGGTGACGGCATAGCCGAACTCAGGCGTGTCTGTACTGTCGGTGACGGCTATAAGGTCGTAAACAACGAATCGGCAGATGAGATACCGTTCGCGATGTTCGCCTGCGACCCGGAACCCCATGTGTTCTTTGGGTCCGATCTAGCCGATCTGACTAAAGATATCCAGAGAATCAAGTCAGCCGTACTGCGTGGTATGCTGGACAGCTTGAGTTTCGCGCTCTATCCAAGGACGGGCATAGTCGAGGGCATGGTGGACATCGATGATGTACTTAACCCGGAAGTCGGTTCGATCATCAGGATGCGACAGCCTGGTATGGTACAGCAGTTGAATGTGCCGTTCCTGGGCAAAGAAGCCTTCCCTATGGTCGCGTACCTAGACCAGATGAAGGAATCACGCACGGGCCAGACCGCTGCATCACAAGGCTTGGACCCCGATGTACTGCAATCCACTACCAGAGCCGCTGTAACCGCCACGATTCGTGGTGCCGAACAGCACCTGGAAATGATGGCTAGACTGTTTGCCGAGAATGGATTCAAACGTCTATTCAAGGGATTACTCAGGCTCATCATTACACATCAGGACCGTGAGCGCGTAGTTCGCTTGCGTAACGAATGGGTGCCTGTAGATCCACGGGTATGGGATTCGTCTATGGATTGTACGGTGAATGTCGGGCTTGGCTCCGGTATGACGGACGAACGGCTCGCCGTGCTGAATCAGGTTGTAGTCAGGCAAACGGAAGCATTGGAGAAACTTGGACCTGACAATCCGCTTGTCGGTCTAGGCAATATCAGAAACACGCTTGCTAAGATGTTGGAGATCAGCGGTTACAAGGACACCGATCAGTTCTTCAAACCTCTGCCGGTTGATTGGAAGCCCCCACCACCTGAACCACCACCGCCTACTCCGGAAGAGTTGCTCGCGCAGGCTCAGATGGCAGATATTCAGGCGCGTACATCCATCGATCAGCAGAAGCTGGAAGTCGATGTTATGAAGGCTAGACAGCTCGATGAACGAGAGAGTGTGCGTATTGCCGGTGATCTGGCGATACGGGAATTCACGGCGGAAGAGAAATTTGATAATGAGATAGACCTTGAAATTTTGAAGAAGAGATTAGAGAATGAATGATCTAACTCGCGAACAGAAAGGATTGCGAGCAGATGAGATACTGAAAGATCCTGTGTTCACCGAAGTTATCGAAACCGCAAGAGTCAGCATCGTTACACAATGGCATCTAACGGAGTTGAACGAGGTGAATACCAGGGAAAATCTTTATATGCAGGGCCGGGGACTAGACGAAGTTGTTCGTGGACTTCGCACCCTGGTCGCTGATTGGGCTGTAGAAAAAAGTATTAAATCCAATAAACGGAGAAAATAGTGAGCGAAACAACAGTCACCAACCCAGCAGGGAGTGACCGTAAACGGCGCACTATGGACGAGATTTCAGATTCGTTCAATGAGATGCTTGTCGGAGAACCAGAAGAGCAACCCGAGCCAGTTGAGGCAGAGGACTCTTTTGAGGAAGAGCAGGAAGTAGAATCCGAGTTAACCGACGATTCGGATGAAGTGGATGAGTTCGCAGACGAGGAAGCTGACGAAGAACAATCCGAAGGTGGAGGTGCAACCTACCGTGTACTCGTAGACGGCAAAGAGATGCAGATTCCGCTGGACGAACTCTTATCGGGCTACCAGAGGGGATCGTCATTCACACAAAAGAGTCAGGCGCTGGCAGATGAGCGCAATTTC